GCCCTGGCCAATATTGCCGGGGCTTTCGAGAACATGACTCCGCTGAACCAGCGCCTGGCCGGCCAAGCCTTGGGCTTCGACGAGAGCACCATCCGCCTGCTGATGAGGGGGCGAGATGCGGTCGAGCAGCAACTGGACTCCCGCGGCAAGCTGGGGATCATGACCCAGAAGCAGGTCGAGGACGCGGCGCGCCTGACCAAGGCTACCAGCGAACTCAACCTGGTATTCACCGACATGGGCAACACCATCGCTGGCGAATTGGTGCCGGCCTTCGCCGAGATGGCCGAGGACTTCACCGAGTTCTACCGCAACAACAAGGAGCTGGTGGATTCCGGGCTTGAGGCTTTCTTCGGCACGCTGGCCAAGAACATCGAGCTTGTGTCGGCGGCGCTAATCCTTATGGGCGGCGCCAGTGCGCTGAAAGGCCTGGCATGGCGCGGGCGCCGCAGGTGGATCAGGTGCTGGCAGTGCAGCGGCAGGCGCTTTGGCAGGCGCCTCGGCAATGCGCATCGCTACCGGCGGGCTCCCGGCTCTCTTCTATTCCAGCAGCCTGAACGAAGGCGAAGAGGAAGAGCTGCGCAATAACCGCCTGCGCAGAGGTGGGGCCGAGGGCGCAGCAGCGACCATCGACTACTTCCGCGCCAAAGGCTGGACAGAGGATCAAGCCAAAGGCATTGCCGCCAACATCGAGCAGGAGAGCGGTTTCCGTGCTGACGCTGAGGGTGACGGCGGAAACGCCTATGGCCTCGCTCAGTGGCACCCAGACCGCCAGGCGAACTTTGCCAAGTTCTCTGGCAAGGACATCCGCCAGTCCACTGCTCAGGAGCAGCTCGACTTCATTCACTACGAGCTGACCAGGGGCAAGGAAAAGGCCGCGGGCGAAAGGCTCAAGATGGCGAGCAGCGCCAGCGAGGCTGCAGCAATCGTCTCGCAGTACTACGAGCGACCTGCGGATCAGGATGGCGAGATCGCCAGGCGCGCCGCAATCGCCAATTCCTATGGCGGCACACCGGCGCTAGAAAGCCAGGCGCCGGTTGTAGATCTGAGCAATCAGGACCAGTGGCGGAAAATGCAGAGCGAACTTGCCAGCGGTTCCAAGGCCGGCCCGGGCCTAATGGATCAGATCGACAAATGGGCCAAGGCTCAGCGTCGAGCTCCAGAACCCTACACAGCAGGCGGCATCATCGCCCCTTCTGCGGCCCAGGCACCTCAGGCTCCATCAGCGCCAGCAAGCCAGCAGCCCGTACAGCACCAAGACAATCGACAGTTCCACATCCATGGTGCCGACCCTGGCAAGGTCAAGCAGATCATCAATGAGCAGATGTCGACCTTGATCGACCAGACGACAGAAGACTTCAGGAGCCCCGTAAAATGAGTATTGCCGACGGGGTCATGAGCATCTTCTCGAAGACGCTGCCCATGCTGGGGCAGATCGAGTTCGACGCGAAGCTTGAGGGCGTGACCAGCAAGGCCGTGCAGCTGACTCAGTTCCCGGTCGAGTTCGGCGCGAATGTGAATGATCACGCCATTCTGCTCCCTGACCGCTATCTGCTGACCGGCGCGGTGTCCAACACCCCGCTGGGCATTGGCCTCGACGACATCGGCATGATGGGTGTGGGGGCTGTCGCTACGGCCGTTGGCGGGATTGCGGGGGCTGCCATTTCTACGGTTTCGGCCTATTTGCTGTCTGGCAGCGAAGCCACCCGGGCGGCGACTGCCTGGGCAGCCCTGACCGCCATGCTTCAGGCCCGTGCGCGCTTCGACCTGGTCACCGAATACGAAACCCTCAAGGACATGGTGCTGATCCGCCTGGACCAGCGTACGCGCCCCGAGGATGAAGACGGCCTGGTGTTCGTTGCTGAGCTTCAGCAGGTTCGGATCGTTAAGTCGCAGATCACCCGAGGCGTCACCTCTGCTGATCAGCTGCAGCAGAACGACCCGGTGGCCACCCAGGGGGCGCCAATGGTTTCCATGGGCTCAACTTCGGTCGAGGTCATCCCATGAGCCGCTACAAGGTGCAAGTGCAGGCGCTGCCAGCGCAAACCTTCAGCGCTGCTCTTGGTGACAACACGCTGACCATTGACCTGCAGTGGATGGCCAGACTGGAGGTGTTCCGCGTGAACATCATCACTGCTGCAGGGGTAACCCTGACTTCTGGTCGGTTCCTTCTGCCCAATGTCGATCTGCTGGCGGGCCTGTATCCACCGCCAAGCGTGGACTATGGGTCGCTGACCCTGGAGGGTGATCAGCCGTCTCCGGGCAATCTGGGAATCGATAACACCCTGGTATGGTCCGATGAGTGAAGAAATCTACCTACGCCGGTACCGGCTGCGCTTTGGCAGGCCAACAGGAACCCTGTCCTACGAGATGAACCCCAACCCCGCCAGCCCGGCTGGCGACGGGCTGCGCATCACGTTCCAGGTCATCCACTTCGCCGGGAATGCTTTCAGTGTGGCCGAGATCTCTATCTACAACGTGGCCGACTACGCAGCCCGGCAGATGCTGGGCGACGGGATCACCAAGAAATACCAGTTCATTTCCCTTGAGGCTGGTTACGCCAACAGCTTTGGCAGCGTGTTCCTCGGCCAGATAACCAACGTCCAGCGGATACTGGAGGATGGCGGATCGACCCGGGGTATCAAGTTCTTCTGCCGCTCGCAGGCCAAGGAGCGTGATCAGCGCATCATCAACCTGACCCTGGCCCCAGAGACTGACCCGGTACAGATCATCGAAGAGTGCGCCGACAGCTTCGGGGGAGACATCCAGTTCTTTGGCAATTTCGGTGACCTCAAGCGTCGTTCTGGGGGCACTGTGCTGCAAGGCAGTCCAGTGGCCTGCATGAACGAGCTGGCGGCTGCCTACGAGTTTGACTGGATGATCGAAAACGGCGCCACCAAGATCATCAAGAAAGGCTTCGCCATGCCCAACGAGGTCTACGTGATCAATGCGGCTACCGGCATGATCGGGTCGCCCGTGGTCACTGATACCGAGGTTGGCATCCGCTTCGCCCTAAACCCAAAACTCAAGCTGGGCGACACCATCCGGCTTGAGTCGATGGCACCGCAGTTCGAGTTCTCCGGGGCTTTCTTCTACGAGGTCCCCCGCACCATTGGCGAAGGCCTCTACAAAATCAACTCGCTGGCCGTCATCGGCGACTCCCACGGCGACCCTTGGGAAACCCAGATCAGCTGCCTGAGGCTGGATACGATGGCGCAGTCCGGCATCTCTGAAAGGGCGACCCGATGATTGACCCGCTGGCGTCAAGGACCCAGGCGCAGTTCGTCAAGATGCTGCGCGACATCTTCGGGGAGTACCTGAAGGACAACATGCGAACCAGCGTGCCCGGCCACGTGCTGAGCTTCGATCCCGTCACCCAGCTGGCCGAGGTGCAGATTGGCCTGATGCTGGAGCCCCGCGTAGGCGACCCAGTGCCGCGCCGCCAGATTGTTCGCGTACCCGTGCAGTTCTGGGGAGGATCTGGCGGAACCCTCGAATGCCGTATTGGTGAGGGCGTAGAGGGCGTCATTTTCTTCTCGCAGGAATGCATCGACTCCTGGGTCGATCAGGGTGGCGTTGCAGTCATCTCGGAGCCGCGGCGGTTTTCGCTGAACGATGCCTATTTCACTCCAGGCTTCCGCTCGGTGCCAGGTGCCATTCCTGATTTCGCCAACAACGGCATCCGCCTGCGCAACGCTAGCGGCTCAATGCATGCGTGGCTCAAGGACGACAACAGCATTTCGCTGAGCAACGGCGCCGGGTTCATCACCATCGGTGCCGGCGGCACGGTGAATATCAACGGTGTGACCATCAGCCCAGCAAGCCTCGTTACGACCCCGAACGACGTTGTAGCGGGCGAGATCAGCCTCAGGCTGCATCGGACCTCTGGCGTCCAGCAAGGCACGCAGATCAGTGGAGTACCCGTCCCATGACCGTGCGCAAGCTAGACGCCAACGGCGACTTGGCCATGGGTCAGGACAAGCTGCTGACCGGCTACTCAGCCGAAGAGGTGGCTCAGAACGTCCGGACCCGCCTCAAGTTCTTCCTGGGCGAGTGGTTCCTGAACACAGCCGACGGCACTGACTGGTTCGGCGGCGTGCTGGGCAAAGGCTCACGCCTGGCGACTCGGGATTCGATCATCCGGCGCCGCATCCTGCTCACCCCGGGCTGCGTAGGCATGACAGCCTTCAGCGTGACCTCGGATGCAGTAACCCGCCAACTGACCGTGGCCGCGACCATCACCAGCGCCTCTGGCGAGAGCGCCGACATCAACTTCGTACAGGCAATCGTCTAAATGGCTGAGATCACCGACCAGGGCATCACAGGCACGTCGCTCAACGACTACCTGGCCGACATCAACACCAGAACCCTGGCCATTGACCCGGACTGGAACATCGACCCGGACACGCCAGATGGGCAGCGCATCGGCATCGAGGCCGAGATGCTGGCCAACCTGGACGAGGGAATCGTCGCTGCCTACCGCGCCAAGGATCCTGACAGCGCCACAGGCGAGGCCTTACGCAACATAGGCAAGATTTCCGGCGTAGCCATCCGCGATGCAACCTACTCGGTTGCGCCGATCACCATCAGCGGCCAGGCAGGTACCGTGCTGCCGGCAAACTCGCAGATTCGCAGCAAGGTCGACAACACACTCTGGCTGACCACCGCTGCGATCGTGATCGGTGTCTCGCAGAGCGCCACCGGCTTCGCCACGTGCGTCACGCCAGGGCGCGTGCTGGCAGCAGCCGACGAGCTCACGGTGATCGGCACGCCATACCCAGGCTGGTCCTCGGTGACCAATGCTGCCGCCGCCCCGGGCGAAGATGCTGAATCGGACGTTGAATTCCGTGCCCGGAGAAACAATTCGGTATCTCTGCCTGGCAGCAACATGAAGGACAACATGAAGGCCGCCATCGCTAATGTTCCTGGCGTAACGGCTGTAGAGGTCCTGGAGAACAACAGCGACGACCCGGTAGACCCGGACGGCATTCCTTACACAGCCATTGCGGTCATCGTTAACGGCGGTACCGACCAAGGCATCGGCCAGGCCATGTATTCGAAGTACAATCCTGGCACCCCGATGTACCCGCGCTACAGCACCAAGACCGATACCTGGGTGGACCCGCCAGGCACGACAGGCGTCAAAGTCCAGATCACTTCGCCCGCAACGGGCAACATCGAGACGATGACCTTTCAGCGTGCAGTGGCCCTACCGATCTACGTTTCGGTCGCGGTCCAGCGCAAGGGCAACCTGCCAAGTGACATTGAGCAGCGGATCAAGGACGCCATCGTCGAGGATTCTACCAAGAAGCTGTTCTCCGACGACCAGGTGAAGGGCTTCAACCAGGGCGGCTATGACATTGGCGAAGTGGTGCCCGTTGGGCGCCTGTACACCCCAGTAAACAAGGTGCTGGGCCAGTACGGCGACAGCTACATCACCAGTTTGACCATCGGCTTGAGCGCCGGCAGTCAGGGTGTAACGCCCATCCAGCCGGGTATAGCAGAGCTGGCCACCTTCGACCCTGACAACATCACAGTATCGGTGCCGCTATGAAAATGGATCACGTAGCGCGCGCCAAGAAGCGGATCATCAACCAGTACCGCGGCAAGCAGCGTATGACTCGCTGGCTCACGCTGACGCCGACCATAGCCAATGAGAAGCTTGAGCAGCCGATAAGCCAGATCTACTCGGCCTACGACGTCGACACCGTCACCGGTGAGGATCTGGACGTCATTGGCCGGATCGTCGGAGTGCCCCGGCCAATACTGCGCGGCGCAGCCTACGACGTCTTCGGCTACGCCGGGAACGACAACTACACCAACTACAACGTCGCGGCCTACATCGGCGACGGCGCTGCGGTGGATGCGCCGCTGAACAATGATCTGTACCGCAAGCTGATCAAGGCGAAGATCGCCAGAAACGTCAGCGACGGAACCAGCGACAGCATCATCAAGCTGCTCGAGGTCGTTATAGGGGTTAAGGTCACCGCGCTGAACAGTAACGGCGACAAGTCGTTCGACATCGGTATTGCCTCCGAACTCGACAACACCACGCAGTTCCTGCTGGACAACTTCGACCTGATCCCGCGGCCGCAAGGCACCAGGATTGGCCAGATCTACATCCTGCCCACCAACATCAGCGAGATCGAGCGCACATCCAGCCTGATCTTCAACTACGCAAACTTCACCCTGCCTGGAGACGTTTCCTGATGGCACGACAGCCTTTCAACCGCCGCTGGGCAGAGAATGTCGAGGGCCAGAGCTCATCCACTGCGTTTCAAGAGCCCCCTGAGGTCAGGATTGTGACTGGCTGGGAAGGCGGTCAGGACAAGGACGCGCCTCCGGCTGGCCAAGAGAACTGGTGGCACAACCGCGTCGATTCTGCCCTGCAGGACCTGGAGCGCCGCGGCGTGATGGCCTACCACTCACTGGCCGTTTATTCATTGGGCGCGCCGTGCTACACGCCAGAAGACGGGTTGTTCTACGAGTCGGTCGCCCCCGCCAACACCGGCAATGCGCCGGCAAGCAGCCCGGCGTTCTGGAGGCTGATAGGGGCAAGTCTTTATTCATCCTTCAGTGTCGGCGAATACAAGGATGTGGCTCACAACGGCTCTCCGGACCCTGGCTGGCTCAAGTGCGTAGGGTCAGTGCTGATCCGAACGGCCTACCCAAAGCTCTTCGCCGTTATCGGTACCATTTACAACACCGGCGGCGAGCTCAGTACTGAGTTCCGGCTGCCAGACTGGCGCGGAGCTTTCGCGCGATGCCTTGACGACGGCCGAGGTGTTGACACGGGGCGCGTACTGAATGGGGTTCTGCAGCCAAGCCAGAACCTGGCACACACGCACAGCGCTTCAACCAACTCTGCGGGCGCCCACACGCACTCACTCACGATGCCTCGGGATCTTGTATCTGGGATCCCTCAGGATGACGCCGTCTTCGGAGACCAAACGGAACAGGGTACGCAGACCCTCAACACGAACAGTGCCGGCGCGCACACCCACACCGTCAGCATAGGCTCAAACGGCGGAACCGAAGCGCGACCCGTGAACCTCGTCCAGGTCCGATGGATTCGATACCTATGAACCAGAAAACCGTATACCAGTACGACCAGAACGGCTTCTACCTCGGCGAGACTACTGCCGAGCGCGACCCACAAGTGCCGGGCAACTGGCTCCTTCCTGCCGGTTGCACCGAAACGAAGCCTCCGATCTTCACCGCCGGCAAGCTGCCGAAGTGGGTCGGCTACAAGTGGAAATTGATCAACCCGTAGGTGACATATGGAACGCAAGGCCAAGAGACGCTTCACCGACAAGATGGAGCTCTTCTGCCTCGCCTATGTCGAGACCGGCAACGCCTCAGAGGCGTACCGCAGGTCCTACAACACCAAGAACATGGCTGAAAAGACAGCCCAGCGCGAGGGCTACAACACCCTCCAGAAGCCGCAGGTGCAGGCCCGGATCGAAGAGTTAAGGAATCAGGTCATGGATCGCCATGAAATCACCGTCGACACGCTGCTGCTCGAGCTTGAGCAGGCCCGGAGACTGGCCCTGGATACCAAGAAAGCTGCGGCTGCTGTCACCGCCACCATGGGCAAGGCCAAGCTTCTGGGTCTGGACAAGCAGATCGTCGAGCTGACCGGCAAGGACGGCGCCCCGATCGAGACCCAGTCGACGATCAAGGTCGACCAGGAAGCGCTGGACGCGGTCCTTGGCTGCCTATGAATGACCTGCTCGACTGGGAGGCGATGAGCAGCGCAGAACGGCAGGCAGCAAGACTCATCAGCGAGCATTCGCCGCTGTCGTTCATGCGCGTTTGGTTCCAACTCAACCAGGGCATGAAGTTCCTCTGCAACTGGCACCACCGATACATGGATCACACGGCCCTGCAGGTGCTCCAGGGCAAGCTCAAGAACGTCGTCTTCAACATGCCACCAGGCGGTACCAAGACTGAATACTGGTCGATCCACCTGCCGGCCTACGTAATGACCAAGTACGACCGGACCCGCAACCTCAGCGTTTCGTATTCGAAGGCCTTGGTGGAGGAGAACTCCAATCGGATCAAGTCGATAATCGAGAGCAGCGAATACCAGGATCTCTGGCCCTGCTCGCTGGGTAAGGCCGACGTGGCCAACTGGATCATCTGTGACGAAGATGGTCGCAACAAGCACCAGATGTTACGCTGCGCAGCCGCCGCGCTTCGCCTGACACGCCTGTCATCTGCACTCAGCAGCGCTTGCACACCGACGACGTGTCGGGCTTTCTGCTGAAGGGCGGCATGGGCCTGGACTTTGCGCACATCAAGGTTCCAGCCCTGGTGACCCGCGACTACATCGCCAGCCTGCCGCCGGAGATCCGCGAGCACGCCGAGCGCGATGTCTTCTGCGGCCCGTCGGTTATACGCGGCGGGGTGGAGTACTGGTCCTACTGGCCGGCGAAGGAATCGGTCCACGACCTGATGGCGCTGTGGGACAAGGACGCCTACACCATGGTCAGCCAGTACCAGCAGGAGCCAGTGGCCCTGACCGGGGGCATGATCGACGCTGACTGGTTCAAGACTTACGAGCAGCTGCCGTTCCTCGTCTGGCGCGGTGTTTACGTGGACACCGCCCAAAAGACGGACGAGCAGCACGACTTTTCAGTCTTCGCCCACTGCGGCCTGGGTATCGACGGTAACCTCTACATCATCGAGATCGTGCGCGGCAAGTGGGATGCGGGCGACCTCGAGGCAGAGGCCCTGAGGGTCTGGGCGCGCTGGAAACCCTGGGATCAGTTCCGGCCTGCAGCTCTGCGTTACATGCGGGTTGAGGACAAGTCCAGCGGTACCGGTCTGATCCAGACCATCAGCAAAAAGGGCTCAATCCAAATCGAGCCGCAACCTCGCGGGCCGGCCTCAAATAAGGTCACCCGATGCATGGATGCCGTCCCGTGGTTCAAGTCCGGCCGGGTGTTCGTGCCTGCCATCTACGACGAGCAGGGTCGGCCTATCACGCACGTCAAAGATCACAGAGGCGAGGCCCTGGGCACCACTGAGTGGGTGACAACATTCCTCACCGAGGCTGCAGCCTTCACCGCTGACGACACGCACGACCACGACGACCAGGTCGACACCATCTTCGACGCCGTCGCCGACATGCTCATCAACAACTCCGGCAGCTTCTTCTCGAGCGGCTGGATCTCGTAATTCCCGATCCGCCGACCGCGCCTGGTCGCGCTCTCCAAACTCGCCCTAAGGAAATCACATGGCTGATCAAACTCAGCGCCTTGAAATCGCGACTGTGCGCGCGGAAGTCGGCAGCAACATCGTGTACCGGTTTTCCAACGACCCTGCCGCTGAATCTGCCATCCCTACAGAGTCGGGCGATATTCAGAACCTCAAGCAGGTGATTCTGGGCATCCAGTCCGATGCCGCCGAAAAGATCAGCATCTCCACGACGATCTACCCAACCGTGGCTGCAGGCCTTGCAGAGACGGCTGACCAGGAAACTTTCTTGGTTCAGTCGGATGATGCCAACGAGATCTACACCGTCTGGAAGAATGAGGCCGGTACTGCAGTAAACACCGGGAAGAGCGCCATGTCCTCCGAGGCAATCCAGCAGGCGCTGGATGCTTCGAATGAAGCTGCCCAGGCCGCAGAGGATGCCGCTGACACCGCCACGGCGCGGACTGCTGGCTTCCTCGCACCATCCGCGACAGACCCTGTCGTTCGAGACAACGGCCTCCCCCTGCAAGAGGGCGACCGCTACTTCAACACCGAAGATCAGACTGAATACATCTACAAATTCAGTGGCTGGGCGGCAAACGATAGCCTTGAGGCAATCGATCTCCTAAGAGAATCTCTTTCAGACCAGGATTCTCCTGAAAATGGTGCTGAACTGGTAGGTTTTGACGGAGGATCCGTACGCAATGTTCTTCTATTCGTCAAGCCGTTCGCCAGCTACACCGAAATTCGAAACTACAACGGCCCCGCTGTGGCAGGAAGGGTAAACCACCCAATGCTGGGCGGTGATTTCGTGATTGATGCTGGCAGCGATCTTGCTGATGATGACGGTACTGTAATTGTAGATGCTGCTGGCCGACGATGGATTCGTCAGGGCGTAAAAGCCATGGAGTTGATCTGGTTCGGCGCTAAGGGAGACGGTGTCAATGATGATAGCGCCGCCATTAACAAGGCATTCTCTGCGGCCAATGCTCGGGGGATAGGCTCTGTATACATAAACCCAGGATATGTATTCCGTAAATCTGATACTGGCGCTCTTCTCGTCATGTATCCCGGTACTACTTTGTTTGGAGCAGGCGATAAAAGCGTTATCTGGCATGATGATCGTCCTGAAAACGGTAGGCGAGACATGCTTCAGGTGCAATCAAGCGCACTCCTCGGAGTATCCTTCAGGGACTTCCGAGTCAAAGGAAACGTTGAAACATTTACCGTTGAGACCAATCAGTCTCAGTGCTTGACTGGATCTGACTTTGCCAGCCTATTCATGTCAAATGTCACCATAGACGGCTGTAGATTTATGTCGACCGCCTTCACAAGAGTGAAAGATGCGATGATCGTCGGCTGTCGGATTCGCAATAGTCTTCGCGATGGTATTCGCCTTACCCACTCTCGCAATGTCAAGATTATTGGTAATCACTTCTTCAAGGTTGCAGACGATGCGGTTGCTCTGCACTCTGTAGACGGAAACAATGCGATCATGCTGCCGTGTAATCACGTTGTTTCGGATAACACATTTGAGTACTCGCAGGGAATATGCGTACTAGGCGCCAAGCAGCTTAAAATCCATGGAAACAACATGCGTTTTATGCTGCGTTCCCCTATACGTATTACCAATACCAGCACGCTTTCCGAAGGGAACACCCCGTTATTTAACATTTCTATCAAAAACAACGACATCGCCGATACGTTGGCTCTTTACAACAGCACATCTACGGACATGGCTATCCGCATCAACGTCCGTGAACGAACCGGTGCTGCGCCAAAACCTGGGGTCGGGGCACCGCAATTTGATTACAACTGGATAGGCGGCCCGGATTTCCAAGCAGACCTGCTGACTAACCCTGGGGCGTTCGGTATCAATATATCGGGGAACAAAGTTTCCCGCACATGGAAGGGTAGTGGTGTTTGGACTGATCTAGGCGACGGGTTGTTGCTCGACCGACTGGGGGCTTTTAACCCGCCAGGCTTCTACAACCCGACTATAACGCCTACATTCTTTGACATCGGAGGCGTTGAGATTTCTGGCCCTGCGCGGGGCCTGGCTATCAACGACAATGAGTTTTACGGGCTTGGCGTTGACAAGACAGTTATAAAGTTGCCTACAGCTAGTTCGTCAGGGGTGTATGAGGACTATACTATCCATGACAACAAGATCGTTGACTGCCCAGGCATTGGTCTCGATTTTTCAATGGCTTCCGGAATCCATCGAAATGTTAGCGTGCGCGACAACGTAATAGATCTGGACCCATTGTTGCGCCACCCGTCGCATAACTCAGACAATACTTGGGCGAGTACTACCGCGACCACGTGCATTTTGACTGGAAACGCGCAGCTTGTTGGCACCGCTGACGGAAACACGTTCGGCCACGCCGCCCGCATTGTTGATACTCCTAGTAGAATGTCTTGGGGACCTTCCAACGAAGCAGTCTGGCAGCCAAACGGCGGAACAGGATTGGACGGTACGGCCACTAACCGAGGGATCCGCTACATACCATCTGGAGTACGCTTCATTCACACAATTTACAACGGGGATCCGTCTTCTCCGAGTTTCAAGAATATTTTGACAAAGCCGATGATGTTCGCCTCGTCCATGCCCAGCACTGGAACTTATGTTTATGGGCATGTAACGGAGGCATCAATTCCGATCCTGTCCGGGACAACGGGATCCAGGTATTTAGTCACCAAATGGGTGCGATTGACCACCGGATCTGGCCATGTCCTAAACACCGACTGGGCAGAAGCTAGGTCGTTGACTGGAACTTGATCAGAAGATTAGTTGGTGATTTTTAAAGGTTTTTAATATTGTTTGCGGGCTTTTTATGGCCCGCAGACTAATCACTTGGCTCTTGATCTTACATCCTCAACCATTTTAAGGAATCTCATATGTCTCTCGCTTTTTTGCATCTCTTCTAAAGAGCTGCATTTCATTCGTGACCAGGTAACATTTTCCCTAATCAATTTTGCCGGAACGCCGCCATAAGCACATCCTGGAAGGACTTTGCCCGTGACAAGTGACGATTGTCCGATTATAGAATCTTTTCCAATTGAGGCTCCTTTTGAGATTCTAACATCTCGGCCAATCCATACATGGTCAGAAATAATTACGTCTTGATCTAGGTTTATTTTATTGCCGGTTTCTACATCGTAAATCGAGTGATGATCGCTTCTGTCTATTATAATTCGTGCTGAAAGCATGCAGAAATCGCCAATCTCAATCTTCCCCTCATCTCCGCTGAGAATGGTTGTCATGCTCTCTACAGTTGTGAAGCCGCCGAAGTAAAAAATTGAATTGCTGCAGTTGATTCGTATGTCGGCATTGCTTAGCCGGCTGTGCGGGCCTATGAAAATTATATTGTTATTGCCATTTATTGATATTTTGGAATTTATTGATTCGCTGTTGCATCCACGGATCAGTACATTACCTTTTCCGGAAAGTGATGGGTGCGCAATATCACCTTTTACATTTGATGATCTGAAGCAAGATAGCACACTGCTATTTTGAGATTTGATTTCCTGAAAATAATGTTGTGTTTCGACTAGGTCGCGCTTGCTGTTGGCAATAAGCCGCTCAAGGGCCTTCGGTAAAATAGCTTCCTGCATACATCCTCCCAAAAAACGCGAAGTATCTATCCATAGCAGGAACACTGCAACAGGAGCTCTCGCGCACTGAAGACTTTTTGTCCTCCCTCACCATGCCATCTAGGGGGGGGAGCATCCATTCCCTGCATTCGCCCGCCTAGTGCGGGCTTTTTTTCGCCTGGAGAAAAGCATGTCCACACCTCGTGGCATCCGTAACAGGAACCCCGGCAACATCGACTACAACCCCCGTAACGACTGGCAAGGCCAGATCGGCAAGGAGCCTGGCGGCCGGTTCGCCATCTTCGACACACCCGAGAACGGCATCCGCGCCCTGGGCAAGCTGCTTATCAATTACCGAGGCAAGGATGGGATGCCGGGCGTGGGCGGGAAGGGTATCGACACCGTGATCGAAACCATAAGCCGCTGGGCGCCAAGCAACGAGAACGACACCCAGGCCTACGCCACCGCCGTGGCGAAGCGCCTGGGTGTGCGCGCCACCGATCCGATCAACATCGAGGACCCGGCCACTCTGCGGGGAATGGTGCTCAGCATCATCGTCCACGAGAACGGTGGTAACCCTTATCCGTCGGCAATCATCGATGAGGGCGTTCGGAGGGCGCTGGAATGACCTGGCTCGGCACGGTACCGGCCTGGTGCTGGTGGCTGATCGCACTGGTCCTAGTGGCTGGAGGCCAGGAAATTCGTGTAGGAGCGGGAAAGTCGGATGCCTTGTTGGCAATGTCGGAGCTATCCGACTACCGATTGGAGGTAGCGGAGCGCGACCGCCGCGCCGTAGCCCAGGCCAGGCAGGAAGAACAGCGACGCGCCGAGGCGCAGGAGGAGGCGAGAGCCCATGCACAAGAAGAACGGACGATTGCCGATGCTGGCGCTGTTGGTGCCGATGCTGCTGGCCAGCGGCTGCGCAGTGACGCCGCCAAGCTCGCTGCCACCGTCAGTTGCCCCAGCACGGATACCGCCGCTGTCGCCCGAGGCCAGACAGCCACCCGCGCCGCCATGGTGCTCTCCGACCTGCTCACACGGGCTGATGCTCGAGCGGGAGAGCTGGCGAAAGCTTATGACCAAGCCCGAATAGCAGGTGATCTATGCGAGGCGTCCTATAATGCCCTGATCAAGTGATCGGGGCAGGGAAGTGGACAAGCGCACCTTCATAGGGATGGTTGAGGCCGGCGAACCGCTGATTCAGCAGGCTATCGACGCCATGCGCCTTTATCACGAGGCCCAGGACTATGGGGCGCCGGCGGAAGAGATCGAGCGCCTGCGCCTGCTCGCCGAGTCGCTGTTCCAGGCGGTATCCGACTGCCAGCTTCGCGCTGTGGCCAAGGCTCGGGGCAAGGAATTACCGCCGCTTCACTAGCCCGTCGATCGGCAGTTGCCCCGGCATGTACCGCCATAGGATACTGTATCCATATACAGTTAATGGCCAGCCCAAATGACCGCAACCCTACCCATCGAAGCCGACGACAAGCAGGTGTCGATAGACGAACTGCTCCAGCTGCGCTCACCCAGCGTTTACCTGGTCAAGGTGGACGGCGAAAGCATGCAGGGGGCCGGCATCTACACGGGTGACCTGCTGGTAGTTGATCGCCTGGTCGAAGCGCGATCGGGCCACATCATCATCGCCGCAGTGAACGGGGAAGCCACCTGCAAGCGCATGGTCATTCGTGACGGGCAGGTAGTCCTGATGTCGGAAAATCCGAAATACCCGTCCAGGTACATTCTCGAAGGAGACCGATTCGAGGTCTGGGGCGTGGTCACCCACAGCATCCGGAGCCATGGGCCCGGTTAAAGGTGCCCCTACTTGCCTGGCAGAACCATGTCGGCCCAGGTCTGCATCATGCCCCGGCGCTGCTCTATATAGGTGGCGTGGTTGTACACGTCTCGGATGGCGCTGCTGTCGGCGTGGGCCAGTTGCCGCTCGATCCAGTCCTTGTTGTAGCCGCGGCTGTTCATCTCCGTGGAGAACAGGTGGCGGAATCCGTGCGGCGACTGCCGGCCCGTGTATCCGCAGCGGTCCATCAGGTTCACCGCGTAGTTGATGCCGATCGGCCGGACAGCGTCAGTTCGGTTCGGGAACACGTACTTGAGGTTGCCGGATATCGGCAGCATCAAGCGCAGGATTTCGACCGCCTGGCGTGACAGCGGCACGACATGGTCGCGGCGCATCTTCATCTTGGCGGCCGGAATCGACCAGGTCGCAGTATCCAGGTCGATTTCCGACCACTCGGCCTTGCGAACCTCGGCGGGGCGGCAGACGGTGAGGATGAGTAGCTTGGTGGCGCACTGCAACTGCAGGCCCGACTGGCTTTCCTCAATGGCCTTGATGATGGTCGGCATTTCCGAGAAGGCCAGGAACGGCCGGTTTTTATGCGGCGCCATCTTCTCGGTGACAGTGTGCATTTCCGCCGTGGGGTTGTTCTCGATCATGCCGGTGGCGATCGCATACCGGAACACCTGGCCCATCCACTGCCTGGCCTTGACGGCGGTGGTCACCGAGCCTCGGCGCTCAATGCGGCGAATGAGCGTGATCACATCCGACCGCTTGATCGAGTCGATCTGGCGAAGGCCGAAAGCCGGCAGAACATCCAGCTCCATCGCATTCGAAATGATCTTGATCGTCGACTCGGTCAGGCTTCCCTTCCTGAATTCCAGCCACTCGTCATAGACGCGCCGGAATGTCCTCTCTTGTGCGCCCAGGCGCTCTGCCTTCTTCACCTTCCTCGATTCGCGCGGGTCCATTCCCTGCGCAACCTCTTCGCGCGCCTCATCCCTCCGCGCACGTGCCTCCTTCAAGCCGATCTCTGGGTACGTCCCAAGCGAAATCCTGGCCTGCTTTCCAAGCCAGGTGAACCTGAAGTGCCAGCTCTTTACGCCGGTATCGGCGATGTACAGCGTAAGCCCGAGCGAGTCTGCCAGGGTGTAGCCCTTTTCCCGGGGCTTGGCCTGCCTGGCCGCGGTGTCCGTGAGCGCCAC